TTCTTTAGAAAGTTTAGAAAAATTAACACAAGATGAATGTTTTGGTTACGCATATCAACTTATGCAGTATGTAGATCACATTGGTACAGAGCGCGCTCAATGCGAAAATGTAATACGGTGGTGTGAAAATTCGTTACAGAGTATTATATCTGAACTGTTGTCCAGTGGTGTGTGGGATACATACGCAAAACACGAAACTAAAGTTGCTACGATTTTAAGAAACGACGACCTAGCTAGAAAAATTAACGAATGGAAATTAACTGCTCAAGGAAGACTTGAAAATATTAAGTCTAGAGAGTATAACGTTAGAAGGAAAGCTGACATACTTTTTGAAAAAGGTAAAAGAAAATGAAACAGATAAGCGACTCATTTTTAAAAGAATATTCTTACGATTTTTTGTCGTCTATAGACATAGGAATTCATATAGAATCTTTAAGAATATATTTTGAAACGTGTAATCCCGACCCTGCAAGTACTATAATAGCATTTGACGTAGGCAGTAATGCTGGAAGCTTCATAAAAGCATTACAGAGCTACGGATTTAGTTCTCATTGTCATTGTTTTGAACCTCACCCTGTCTTATATAATTTTTTAAAAAGTAGTTACAACGATATTTCCGTAAATGATTACTGTGTTTCTGACATCAACGGCGAGCAAACGATATACATTCCAGATATTTCTGTTGGAATCAGCAGTCTTATAAATAGACCCGTGTTTCAATCTTTGGGTCAAGAAATATTTGAGCTTAAAACTAAATCTGTAAAGCTAGACACATATTGCTCTGATTTGAATATTCAAAATATTGATTTTCTAAAAATAGACGTTGAAGGAGCGGAGAAGATGGTTTTTGATGGCGCTTCAGAAATGTTAAAATCTAATAAAATTACCTGTGGTCAATTTGAAATTGGACCAACGTTAACTGAAGCTGGAACTTCAGAGCAAGAAATAATTGAACTACTAAACAGTTTTGGCTACGAAACATTACGTATATCAGCCAGTGATATGTTTTTTATACTAAAAGGTAAAAGAAAATGAACCCAGAAGATATAGCTAAATTTATTGAATCCTTAAATGTCGAACAAAAAGAAGCTTTTGAAAAAGTTTTTAAAACTATTGGTAATTCAATGGGTGTCGAGATAAAACAAGAAGAGGTTGAAGTGGAAGAGCCTATTCAAACCACAGAAAATAATAAAGATGATTTTACTATGCATAAAAACAATGCAAAACCTAAAGGTAGGAGAGAAGTTGTGAAGTTCAAAAAGAATACTTGGCAAGATGATGGTACTGAGTTTACTGACATGGAAACGCCTAAAGTAAAGAGAACGCCAAGGAATAGGAAAAAAGCAAATATTGTAGATGTAGAATGCCATGTTTGCGGAAAAACGTTCAAGATGAATTCTAATTTAGTTTATGGCGAATACCAAAGGTGTAACCGTTGCGGCGGCAAGTAACATGACAAAAATATTGCAAGATTTAGGAGCAGAAAGAGCAGTACTCGCTGGTCTCTTTGCTCACGGTCTAGATTCTTATATTGAAGTTTCCGAAATACTGGATCATAATAGCTTTGCTGCGGAAAATAATCAAATAATTTACAAGTGTATTGAAAAAGTTTTTGCCAACGAAGTTGAAGTTGATGTTGCATCTTTCATTTCTTCAGCAGAACGTCTCGGTTTCATTGAGACCTTCAAAGATAAACGAGAGTTAAATTATATTAAATCATTGATGGATTTTCCCATCAAAAAAGATAATGTCTTACATTTTGCTGCTCAAATTAAAAAGTTTGAATTTGCAAGAGATATAGTAAAACTTGCTAATTCTATCGGTAAAGATGTTTCAGAAATCAATGGTGATGAAGATGTAGATGAAATCATTGGTAAACTAGAAAATCCTGTTATGGATTTTTTAAGAGAAGAAGACACAAGAGAAAGTCAAGAACTTTTATGTGAAAATATTGAAGATTACATTGAATTCCTTCAAGACAACAAGTGTGACCAAATTGGTTTGTCTAGTGGTTTTTCAAGATATGACGCAGTTATTGGTGGCGGCTTGAGACGTAAATGTGTTGACATGCTAGCGGCAAGGCCGGGAGTTGGTAAGTCTGTGTGGGGTGATAATGTTGCGTTACACAATGCTCGCAAAGGAATTCCCGTTCTCATGTTAGATACTGAAATGAGCAAGGAAGACCATTTAAATAGAATTCTGTCTAATATCAGCGGCGTTCCAATTAATGATATAGCAACAGGAAAATTTGCAAACGATGAAGAAAAATACATCGCAGTCAATAATGCTGTAGAAGAAATTAAAAATATACCTTACACTTACGTTTGTGTTGCTGGCGCCCCTTTTGAAAATATATTAAACCATATAAAAAGATGGGTAATGAGAGAAGTTGGGGCAGATGAAGAAGGAAGAACAAATGAATGCTTAGTGATTTATGACTATCTAAAACTCATGGCATCATCTGGTATTTCTAATTCTATCGCAGAGTTTCAAGCTCTTGGTTTTCAGATTATGGATCTTCATAATCTTACGGTTAAGCTAGACATCCCCTGTCAAGCGCTATGCCAATTGAACAGAGACGGTATCACAAGAGAAGATACAGGCTCTATGAGTGGCTCTGACAGGATTGTTTGGCTTGTAACCTCTCTGTCATACCTTAAAGAGAAGTCGGCAGAGGAACTAGCAGAAGACGGCCCAAGAGCAGGCACTCACAAAGTTATTAATTTAAAGGCTAGGCATGGCCCCGGTCTTCACGGCGGTAATTATATTAATTTTCTTATGCAAGGAGAATATGCAAAGTTAACGGAATTTAGAACTAGAGACGAACTTATAGCAACCGGAGGCTCTGATGCCATAGAAGGTGCTGAATTACCATTTGAGGAAGATACAGAATGAGCTATAAAGCACACTTTAAAGGAGGCCCATCTCATGGTCAAATTACACAAATGTCAAAGGTTGAACAAATAATTTATGTAACAAAAGTTTATGATGTGAGTGGTTTTAGAACAAAGTCTAAATATAATTTAATAGATCAAAAAGGTGAAGATCTTTATTATATCTTAGACGAGGAAAGATTTGACGGCGTAAACCCGACCCCATTTGAAAAACATTAAGATGAGTACAGCAAAACAAAAGCTTGATTTAAACGAAGTAAAGAATATTGTATTTAAAGATTTAGCACTTTTACTTGAGGACTTAGATCTTGACTGGGAACTTAGGAATAGCAATGTTTTTATGCAATGCCCTATTCATGGAGGCGATAACTCAAATGGATTGTCTATATCTTTAATTCACAAAAACTGGCGGTGCTGGACTAGGAATTGCCATGAAGATAGTAACACTAATATATTTGGATTCATACAAGCTATATTCACAGAAAGGGGTCAACCTTCATCTTTTTCTGACGTTTTAAGATATGTATGTAGACTTTATAATATAAACAATATAACCAAAGTAAAAGATAAGATAGAAGACCCTTACAAAGATTTTGGTGAAATTGTAAAAATCTTTAAGGATAATTGCGATTCTGAAGGTATAACAATACAAGAAGTAAACACTTGTGGTAACTCACCTTATTTTGAGTCTAGAGGATTTTACTCAGACACTCTTAAACATTTTTCTGTAGAAGATTGTTTAGAAAAAAACTCTATAATGAAAAATAGATCTATCATACCAGTGTTCTACAAAGAAGAGAAGGTCGGTTTCATAGCTAGAGCTACTAAATCATGGCAGTCGCCAAAGTACTTGTTTTCTGATGGATTTAAGAAAGCAAATTATTTATACAATTATGATAAAGCATTAGTTAGATCACTAGAAACCGCCACTCTTTTTCTTGTAGAAGGTCAAGGTGATGTATGGAGAATGCATGAAGCTGGAGTTACAAATTGTGTAGGATTGTTTGGTAAAGATATATCAAACAAACAAAAAGAACTTCTGTTAAAAAGTGGGGCAACTAAACTTATTATACTTACTGACAATGATCAAGCTGGCAGGGAGTCAAAAATAAAAATACAAAGAGAATTATTTAGGTCATTCAACTTAAAGTTCCCAAAGATTGTGGGTAAAGATATCGGTGACATGTCAATAGAGTCTATACAACAAAATATTCTTTCAGATTTAAAAGGTAGTTATTAATGATTATTGGTATTTCTGGCAAAAAGCAAGCCGGTAAAACAACAGTTGCTAACATCATTCACGGTGAAGTTCTAAAAAGCAAAGAGCTTATTCTAGACTATAACATAAATGATAAGGGCAAACTTATAATTAATACCACAAACTCTGTGGGTAAAGAAGGTTGGGGAGAATTTGATATTGAGCGCAAGGATGAACAGTTTGTAGAGTATGCCCACTATAATATGTGGCCTTTTGTAAAACTATATAATTTTGCTGACTCGCTGAAAGATATGTGCATCAATTTGTTTGGCATTACATATGAGCAGGTATACGGAACTAACGATCAAAAAAATCAAACATTAAAACACATCAGATGGGAAGATATGCCGAGGTTTCAAAATATGAAACTGATGAAAAAGATGCCCATTGATGCTAAAAAAGGGTGGGATTGGCGGAAAGGGGAGATGACGGCTCGCGAGTTTATGCAGTTCTTTGGAACTGATATTATGAGAAAAATACACAAAGATGTTTGGGCAAATGCTTGTATCAATAAAATTACAAAAGAAGGTAGTGATCTTGCTATTATAGCAGATGTAAGATTCCCAAATGAAGTTGAGGCCGTCAAAAAAGCTGGCGGCAAAGTATTGAGATTGGAGAGAAATGTTCATGAGGACGACCATGATAGCGAAACAGCGTTAGATGTAGACAACTATGACCATTCTAATTTCTGGCATGTGTTTGACAATAGAGAGATAACCATCGGAGAAACGATAACTGAAGTTAGATCTCTATTGGAGCAAATTTAATGATTGTAACTTACATCAGATCGTCTAGTTATAATAACTACGATTTCTGTCAAATGCAATACTTCCTAACCTATGTTCTAGGTTATAGGTCTGATAGTAATAAAAAAGCAGATCTAGGAACTATGGCGCACAAGGTAATGGAAATATTGGCTGGCCTTAAAAAATTCCAACAGGACAATCCTAAAAGAAAATACTTAGTTATTCAAGATGATAAGTGTGGTAAAATTAGAATACTTAAAGATGAATTGTACACAGATGATTTTGTAGAGAAGATGTGCGAACTGGCGGTTAATGAGTACGCAAAAGGGTCAATTCATAAATTTTATCCAGCAGACAGAAAAGTTGTTAGAGATACTGTATTTACTTTCATTAATCATTCAGACGGCCTTTTCGATCCTAGACAAAGAAATATTTATCATCCAGAAGCTCAGTTTGATATACCGATTGAAGAAGACTGGGCTAAATTTGAATATGAGATTGATGGAGAAACTGTAAAAGGTCAATTAGCAATCAAGGGAACTATTGACTTGACAACCTTAGTGGCAGATGATACCATTGAAGTTATTGACTGGAAAAGTGGCCGTAGAATGGACTGGACAACCGGTGAAGTAAAAGACTACAAAAAACTAGAAAATGATCCTCAGTTACTACTGTATTTCTATGCTATATCAAGAATATATAAAGATTTTCCTAACAGAATTATGAGCATCTTCTTTTACAAAGATAAAGATGGTAAAGTTGATCCTATGCCATTTAGCATTTGCTTGGGACCAGAAGACGAGAAAAGATTCTTGAGAATGTTGAAGAAAAGATTTGAAGACATACGTGACAATGTACTTCCTAAACCGATAAGATCGGACAGGAATACGTTTAAATGTCAAAAGCTGTGCCACTTTTATAAAAATAACTGGCCCGGAACAGATGAAAAAATGTGTATATTTATAGAGAAGAAGTTAAAAAAAGACGGGATGGACCAAACCATCAAAGATTGTACAAATAAAGGTTTTTCAATAGGTTATTATGAGGCACCGGGATGAAAAGAAGAGATTTTATAAAATTAGGAGCAACTACATTTGCTTGCGGAAATATCACAGCTACTTACGCAGATGATAAAAAGAAGGACGATACAGCAGTATTATTTCTTTTTCTCGGCGGTGGGGCTTCTCATATTGAGACTTTTAATCCTGTGCCATATGCTCCTGCTGATCGCAGATCTGTAACAGGGGCTACCAAAACCAATGTCACCGGCGTCGAACTAGGCGGTTTGTTTAAAGAGTTAGCAAAGCGCACAAACAAGATCGTAATTCCTAGAGCTTTTGGTCACAGAGATCAGAATCACGCTTCTGCTGTTCACTGGGTGGTGACTGGTGAAGCTAATTTTGGCGCTGGCACAACTTCTAAATGGCCCAGTTATGGTAGTATGATGAGTCGCCATCACGGTGTAAATACCGATGATGGACTACCTACATATGTTAAATTAGGTCAGTATGACCACAATGGCGCAGCGTGGCTTGGTGGCAAATATACGGGTTTTGACGCTACTAAAGAAGGTAGAAAAGACCTACAGCTTCTTGGTAAGAGTGATGACTTTAGAAAAAGATTACATGCTCTAAATGTAATTGACAGTGGATTTATTGGTAAAGATCAACAAATGGCAAAAGACTGGCGTGATTTACGTAACCAGTCTGTAGATATTATTCTAGGAAATGGGTCAAAAGCATTTAGGGTAGAAAACGACAAAGATTATAATAGTTTTAAGGAAGCTACTTTAGGGCAAGATGCTCTTACTG